TGACGTAAAGGGTTTTATATTATTGTTATTACCTTCTTGTTCATGATGCGCGCTTCTTTGCTCGCTGATATGCGCGGCACCACCACTCAAAGCCACGCCATTACTGGGTTTGTTATGCTCGCTGATATGCGCGGAGTTATGCGCGGGTAAATCGTCTATTTTTTCGGCATATTCGGCGTAATTTATGATGGTGATTACCGTCCCTTTTCGACGTTCTCCGACCACTGAAATCATTCCCTCTTTCTCGAAAAATGCCAGCATCCTTTCGACTGCATGACGACTTGTTGGAACTCCTTTCCTGTCGCACATCGCAAGCCCTAAATCGTCCGAGGTAACGACCAGTTGACCGGGTTGAAGATTCCATTGGTGACCTTTGAAATTCGCCGTGAATGGCTTTCTGGCGGCATCCAGTAAAAGGTTATCCCACAGTGTTCGCAGGAAAACGTCTTTGGCCCAAGGTTTCTTCTTGATGCTTCGGTACAACGGGACATAACCAAGCTTCTGGTTCTCCATCCTGTTGCTCCTGCGCTCACGTTCGGCGCTGATATCAAATACTTTGGCTGTACTCATGCGGCAATATCCTTGATTTGATGAGCAGCCAGTAATCCGGCGATCCATTGGATGCCTTTAGGGGTGAACTTGTTTTGGATGAAGGCGTGACCGTTTGTTAGGTTCTCGCCTGTTTTAACAGTGAAACGACCCGCATCGATGTGTTGAGCGTAAGGCGTTAGCTTCCCAGCCAGCAGATACATGATCTCGCTATCGAGAAGGAACTTACGGAAGGCTGGCTCTTTGATGTGAAGAAGCTTGCACGTTTCGCGAAAACCAAGAGATCCGGTTGCAGTTACGTAGCTGTCAACGAACTGAGCTTTCGGAGCTGCAATAGCAAGTTGATTTTCCAGTTTCTGTTTTTCTTCTGCGAGGTCTGCCGCCAGACGCAAGGCATCTGGCAAGTTTTGAGGAATTCGCGCCTGATTTTCCAACTCCTGCCAGCGGTCAACTAATCGAGCTGTGAACTCAGGTGAGAGCTGAGCAACGACGATGTAGCTGTCTCGCTTGCCAACTTGGTACACAGCTACCGATTGCCCAAGGTGATTCTTAACTTCCCCCAATGGGGGGAGTTGAATTGTTCCACGAAGTGCCAGCCTTTCGATTGATTGCTTAACTTTGTCATGACGAGACTCAACGAGATCAGCTATTTCCTGACTGGTCATGGTCGGGTTTACTACCGTAGATAAACTCATGTATAGTTACCTCAGAAATTGATCGTTATTTGAGAAGCCTCTCCTGTTCGTGCAGGTGGGGCTTTTTGCTTTCCGGTCACCGCAATCACAGCCTGCCTTGCGATTTCCCTTATCACGCTCGTCTCCCATATCTTCTCCAGAAGAACAAACGTCACTGCCATGTCATGTACGTTTAACCGGCTTACCTTTGATTCGGCCCAGCCAGCCTCCCGCGCAAACTTGCTCTGGCCCTTGATAGCCATTCGGCTTCGTAGCTCAGATTCAACTTCCATAATTCTCTTGCTGTTACTTGCACGTTCCATTGCGTACTCTTCCCTTGTTAGATGTTGTTACGTGACAAAGCTGTGAGCTTGTCACTTTTGTAGTGTTATTTTTGCGCACCATTGACAGTCAACCTTGACCACGCCGGGCGCCCGACCGTATACCGGGTCGTTCGGTTACTCAGTTGTTTGTTAAGCTGCCTTGGTTGCAGCTTGCATGTATCTTTGCGGGTAAAGAATTTGCATCTCAGTAATCATTCCGTCGTAAAAACGAGATAATTTTTCAGCCATCTCCAGAGAGGTAACTTGGGTGCCACGCTCAATTCGACTGAGATTTCCAACATCACACTGAACAGCCAGGGCTACTTCTGCGATTGTCAGTTTTTTCTCTACACGCATTTTCCTAAGAGGTGTATGCATATTACGCTCCTTTTAATTGCGCTATACGCATATTACTACGCAAATTTGATTTGCGCAATGCGCTTTGCGTGACGCGCTAATTGGTGAAAGAATTAGGTTATGGAAAACGATAAAAAACCCAAAGTCGACCCTACGGTTGGTCGTAACATTCGACACTTGCGGCTTAAAGCAGGTATGAACCTTTCCGAATTGGCTACTGAAATAGGTAGTGACGTCGGCAATATCTCTCGCCTTGAAAGAGGCTTGCAGGGATATAGCGACGAGATGATTAGAAAGATCGCCGATTTCCTAAAGCATCCAGTTTCTGATTTATTCAATCCTGATTTACCGTTCAAAAATGTTTCTGTTAACTCAGAAATTCAACCTGCCAGACTAAAAACGGTGGTGTGGGAGGATAGCGATCAGGATTCGGAGGAATTCGTGGAAATACCGCTACTAGACATTGATTTTTCAGCCGGTGATGGCTGTTATGAAATAGTAGAAAAAGAAGAGTTCGCTTTGGTTTTCCGCAGATATTACCTGCATAAGCTTGGAATTTCAGCAGCAGCCGCCAGACTGGTAAGGGTTTCTGGGAATAGCATGGAACCTAAATTATCAGATGGGGATGTGGTTGGTATTAATACTGACGACACCAGAATCAGAGATGGAAAGGCTTATGGAATAAGGCATGGGGATTTATTAAGAGTTAAATACCTAATTGACCAGCCGGATGGCGGTGTTGTGATTCGCTCGATGAATAGAGATGAATTCAAGGATGAGATTCTGACGAGAGAAGAGAAAAACCAACAGTTAACTATTTTAGGTAGGGTTTTCTGGTCGTCTTCCACCTGGTAATAAACACCACATCATCATAAACCGGCCTTGAGCCGGTTTTTTTGTGCCAAAAATCCATCATTTCCCCCTTCACGCATAAATTATAAAAAAATAATTATCCTTTAAAGTCATTAATTTGCGCAATTTGCGTGATTTATTGGTTATTATGCGCTTGACGCATTTGCGTAATGCGCATAAATTAAATCCATCAACACGGCAGGACGCCAACTAAGTAACACGCACCGAGGTGAGCGATGTAATCACTTCCGGCCCCGAGAGGGATCGACCGCTAAGTGTTCTTTAAAGGAGAAGTGAATTTATACCCTGTCGCTGTCAGTTCGAGGCGGCAGTAATAAGTTCTCTAAACGAGAGGTGAGTATGAAGAATGAAATTCGCTGTCCGGTGTGTGGGTTGAACTTCAATCCAAGGATACCGCTTATGCACATCGAGAAGCACCACAAGGGCGCGAAAGATTGCGACCTAGCAAAGATAAGGGATGCGCGTCGAAAATGCTTCACGGAGCCTACAGCAAAGAAGTCTGGCGGTAAGACATGCTTACCACAGGTGGCTAAGTTTGCAGCAGGCTTCCGTAAGAGTGATGGCGTTACGGCGCGGTAGAATTAACTACCGCGATAGATTCAGCCTTTTGGTTTAGGCGGTCTTGGTGTTGGGCGAGGAATAGCGTGGTTAGGGGTTATATCTCTACGGGTCATCATCGATCCTTCGAGTGGTTCACCGGCGCGGATTGTCTCCAGCAAACCATGCAATAAAACGCTTAGTCCGAGACAGGTGAGGGTCTTGATCTTCGGGGTATTCCTTTCTGATATTTGTCCTCACCAAGGATATGTCAGAAAGTATTAGCCATGGCTTAAGGTCGTTATCTTCCAGCTCAACAAGCTTATCTAGCAATTCATCATCAGAATAACGACTTTCAAGAGTTAGGAGCTTTAAATACTCCCTGCTCTGTCGCGATGAATGTTCTGATGATTTTGCATACTGATAAGTCATTTGTATCGCCGTTAGAACCGCCACAGCCAAACCATACCAAAAGACTCCACGGACTCCGGAAAAAACAGCAGAACCAAGAACGAGAAGAGCTAAGGAAATAAGTTTATCAATTCGCCACGTTAGTGCGCTGAATAGACGTTCAAAATTATATGAGTACTCAATTCTATAAAGCAGTTCTTCTCTGTCCATTTGTTCCCTAATTTTATTTTTTGCTGCCTGGCGGATTTGGTGCTGCTGGCTTCGGCTGCGGCTTTGGTTGCATCCGTGGTGGCATGTGGTCTTGCGCCATAATGCGATTATCGTTCACGGGATAATTCCTTCTACTGTTGGGGTGATTGAATAATAACCGATTTTGCTGTTGGGGAATAGCAGAACCACCGCCGCCTGACGTGGTTAAGACAGTTCAGGCACTTCCGTAAGTCAGAATCATTAACAGCGAGGTAGCAATGCTTAAATTCCTTAAGGTCGTATCACTTCACCCGCTAGCGCCTCGATGGTTCAAGGTCTTGGT